CAAACAATTAAATAATACAAGAGAGGCGAAAATATTGGCTAGAAAACAATATGAAGAAAGTCTAAATTAAGTTTGACAACTAGGGCTATCTGTAATAGGATAGTCCTATAACCAATACAGGAGAAAGAAACATGGAAATAGGACAAACGTTTAAAATAACATACTACGCAAAGAAACATAAAAAGCATATAACAAGAAACGCAAAATGGACGGACAAGTGTCAAGAAAGATTAACTAAATTAGGTCATCAAATTATGATATACTTTGATATGGACGCTGACGGATATAGAACAGCAAAAGGCAGTTGGAAAATGAGGTTTTAATATGGAACAATTAATATATGAACTATCATTCTTTGGAATGATAGTTATTCTAATAGGTTTAAGATTATGGAGTGATAAAAAATGACGCAACAAAATGAAGAACACTTTGAAACAATAGACAGAAACAAAGACGCAATGTTGCAACGCAACAAGTTTAAATATCTAGAAGATAGAATTAAAACTTTAGAGAACGCAATCGAAAGCCATGCCAAAATCTTGGCAAGGTTTCAAATGACTGAGGGGGATAATAATGCCTAACAAACATTTTTGCCAAGGGCCGACGTGCCATGAAAAACCTACAACAGATAGGTTTCTAAAATCTAGAGGTGTGGTTCGTGGTAAGTATGCATACTGTGACATGGACCAGAATTGGTATTCAGAGTCAGATAAATACTTTTGTAGTCAATCATGTAAGTTACAATGGTTAGCAACTAATATGGAAAACATCGAGCAAGGCAGACCGATAGAGTTTATCAGACACAGACGAGAGAGCCAAGGCTATCACAAGATAACTGATGATAGTGGATATCGTACTTATAATACTATTGAAAGGGTTGACAATAGAACTGAATTAGACTAGGATAATCCCATAACTAATACAGGAGAAAACATGGAAACAATTAAATATAATAACAAAGAATATAAAATGCCATTTGATGCAGATTATAACAGACAAAAAGCAGACAGCTTTAAAGAGGAGATCGTTGTGAAGAATAGATTTAGTGGAGAGCCAGCGCTGTTGCCTTGGTTTGCTGTTGCTGTCTATGATACATTGATGGGAGCAGAACAGATACAAGATTGGAAGACACATCGTAAAGGATTAGATTGGTTTCAGAAATACTTCACTGATCAATACATGGTCTTACTAGACTAACCGAGTTACATACAATGTGTGGTCCTGTTGGACCACACTCACCCATATCAATAGAGGTACCAGACCCAATCCCAAACTAGATTAGATTAAGACACCCCGTACACCCTTTTATATAAAGGGGTCCCACAACTTCAGGTTGTATTGCTTGATTTAGAGGTTTAATGGTGCTAAATTCATTTTAAACATCTATATTGATGCAAAAAAAATTATAAAAAATTTTTATGAATTTAAACCAGATAGACATAAGTAAATTACCTGCTGATGTAAGAAGAGAATTTAAAACGCTGCAAGTAATGCATGCTGAAAGAAAAATACAAAATAAAGCAAGAGAAGACTTCATGTCCTTTGTCAAATGTACGTGGCCCGAGTTCATTGAAGGTGCGCACCACAGAATTATTGCAAAAAAATTTAATGATTTGGCTACAGGAAAAATAAATAGACTAATTGTCAACATGCCACCAAGACATACAAAATCTGAGTTTGCCTCTTTTCTACTTCCTGCCTGGATGGTGGGCCGTGATCCAAAATTAAAAATTATTCAAGTCACGCACACAGGAGAACTAGCAGTAAGATTTGGTCGTAAAGCAAAACACTTAATTGATAGTGATGAATACCGAAAAATATTTGAAACTACATTACAAGAAGATAGTAAAGCTGCTGGGAGGTGGGAAACAGCACAAGGCGGCGAGTACTTCGCTGCAGGTGTCGGTGGAGCAATCACTGGACGGGGTGCTGACCTATTAATTATTGACGATCCCCATTCTGAGCAAGATGCGTTATCTGCAACTGCATTAGAGTCGGCTTATGACTGGTATACATCAGGTCCAAGACAAAGATTACAGCCGGGAGGTAAAATTGTGCTCGTTATGACAAGATGGAGTAAAAAAGATTTAACGGGAGTTCTATTAAAAAATCAAAAAGACGTTAAAGGCGATCAATGGGACGTGGTCGAGTTTCCAGCAATCATGGACCACGAACCAGGAAAAGAAAAACCGGTTTGGCCTGAATATTGGAAATTAGATGAGTTAGAGAAAGTTAAAGCAACATTACCAGTTGGTAAATGGAACGCGCAATGGATGCAAAAGCCAACTTCGGAAGAAGGTGCGTTAATTAAACGTGAATGGTGGCGTAGATGGAAAGAAGATTGGATTCCACAACTTCATCATGTCATACAGTCTTATGACACCGCTTTTCTTAAAAAAGAAACTGCTGACTTTAGCGCAATTACAACGTGGGGTGTTTTTTATCCAAATGAAGACTCACCTGCCAATTTAATCTTGTTAGATGCTATAAAAGAGCGTATGGAGTTTCCAGAGTTAAGAAGAAGAGCTTTAGAACAATATAAATATTGGAATCCAGAATCCGTGATCGTTGAACAAAAAGCATCGGGTACACCACTTACTCATGAATTAAGACAAATGGATATTCCCGTTTCTACCTTTACACCAAGCCGTGGAAATGATAAGCATGTAAGAGTAAATTCGTGTGCGCCTTTGTTTGAATCTGGAATGATTTGGGCACCAGAACAGAGATTCGCGGAGGAAGTAATTGAGGAATGCGCAGCATTTCCACACGGTGATCATGATGACTTAGTTGATGCTATGACTATGGCTGTTATGCGATTCAGACAGGGAGGTTTTATCTCTCACCCCGAGGATTATGTAGAAGAAAAATCAACGCCTAGAAAAAGAGTTTATTATTAATGTCAATATCAATACTTAGAAGATTATTAATGAAGCAAGCGATGAAGAAATCTGCGCCTTTTCAACATGAGGGTATCATGTCTATTAATAAAAATTTAGTAAGGGATGTTGATAATACAGTTAAGAAATGGGTAGAGTCTGCTAAAAGCCAAGGTCAAGACATAGATAAAATGTCTGAACAAGAACTTAAATATTTAATTGAACTTAATAAACCTAAAGGACCAACGATTAATGAATGGAATTATCAGATAGATAGTCCTGAAGGTAGAAGATTCATGGAAAGCATTAAAGGCACTCCTGAAGGTAGAGTCTTGCTAAAATCTTTAATAAAACCAAAAGCAAAAGTTATAGATGCATCTTCTTCTGAAGGAAAAGGTATTACAAACGATTTATTTAACATGTTAGATAGACAATCTGGCAAAAATGTTATTAAAACAGATTTTGGTAAACCTTTTGCAGAAGAAGTAGGTAGTGCTGACAACATTATTAAAAATATAAAAAATATGGAACCAATGGACGCGATGAAAGAAGCAAATTCTGTAATTGGTAGAAAAGGCGTATATAAAAATTTAACACCAGAAGAATCTAAAAAAATATTAAAAGAAACAGAAGATCATATCTTTGAAAGAGATATACCTATTGATCCAGAAGACATGGCCGACGGCGGTAGAACAGGATATAAAGATGGAGAAGATGTTTTTATAGGACCTAAAAGAAAAAAGAAAACTAAAAAAGAATTAGAAGATGAAAAAAAATTAAGAGAAAAAATAGAAGCGTATATTGAATTACAAACAATAAATCTTCCAGAAGAAGATCCATTAAAAAAATATCAACCAATAGATTATAGCCTTTATGGTGGATTTATGGATAATATAAAAGGAGAACAAACTGGAAATATTATAAATGATTTTAATAATAGTATTATTAATCCCAAAGATGCAAGAGTAGGTATCAGTAGATTTAATCCTAAAACAGATTCATCATTTGTAGCGGGCGTTGGACCAAGTGGTTTTAATATTGGTTTTAAAAAACCTTTTGCAGACGGCGGTGTTGCAGGATTACTGGGTGAGAGAACGGAATCCACGGTTGCTAAACCTAAAAGAGGTTTAGTGGATGAAGCGGGATCGTATGCTGGATTAAGTTCGACTGTAAATCTAGGATATCATGGAACAAGTCCTGCAATTGCTGATGCTATAGCAAAGTCAGGATTTAAAGGAGGTACAGTTCCAACATGGGCCGGGAAAGGCAATGTATTTACATCACCAAATATAAATGTTGCTTCAAGATATGGACCATCAAAACTTGGTGTAGTTACATCTGCAAAAAATTTAACTTCTCCAATTGGAGGAGGTTTTAATAAATCTGGAATTTCTTTTGGCAAAGAAATAGTAAGTAGTCCTACCCAAGCAACTAAAGGAATGAATGCTTTTGAAAGAATGAAGTTGAAATATCCTAATTCTCCAACTTTCCAAAGATTATTAAATACTGGAACAACAGCTGTAAAAAAAAGTGTAAACACATTGGCACCAAAATTATTAGGGGGACTTGGTTTTTTATTTGACGCTGCACCTGTAAACGCAGATGAAATTGATGGTTTTGATATGAAAGCAATGATGGCTAAAGAAGCATTATTTAAAAGAAAACAAAAACAAGCCGATACTTTTAAACAAATAAGAGAAACAGAATTAGCTAAACAAGCAGCAGCACAGCAAGCAGCGGCAGCTAAACAAGCGCAAAGATCAAGAGAAGCTGCAACGGCGGCTAGAGCAATGGCAAAGAACCCACAAGTATATAGAAATGCCGGTATAACTTCAGGAGGTTTTGCTTCTCAAAATACAGGTACTAATCAAAATTTTTCTAATAAAACTGGCAGAGGAAGAACCGGATACAAAGAAGGACTTATGGCAAGACAAAAATTTGGTTTTGGTAGACGTGCATTCTTAAAATGGATGGCGGGAACTGGCGCAGGAATCGGTGCTGCTAAATCAGGATTATTTGGTTTATTAAAAGGTGGTGGTAAAAAACAAGCTGCAAAAGAAGTTATTAAATCTGCAGGATCCGGGACCCCTCCTCCGTACTTCTTTAAATTGGTAGATAAAATTAAAATGATGGGTGATGATGCACTAGCAACTCAAGATAAAGCCATATCTAAAAAATATAAAGATTACACAATGGAAGAAGACTTTGCAGGCAACATAGAAATTATAAAAAAGAATAACGACATCGCTGAAGATGTTTATATGAGTTACAAAGTAGACGAAGTTCCAACTAAAATTGGAAAAAAGAAATCTGCAAAAGTTGAAGAATATGAAGAGTTTACTGCAACACCAGATGGTGATGGTAAAATGAAAAATATTGAACAAGGTGTACCAGATGAAGTTGTTAATGAAGGATCTGTGTTTGATGATGATTATGTAAAATTTAGCACAAAAGAAATAGAAAAAGCATCCGGTGGCCGTGTTCCGTTATCCGGGGGCGGTTTAGCTGGAATGTTGGGCGAATGAGAAGTATACTAGATTACATTGACAAGATGCAAGAAATGTACGGGGACAAAGAACCACGGAACATGTATTCTGAAGGTCAATTAGTACAAAACACGGTTGACGGATCACGGCCCGGGTATAATGGTGATACAAGTAAGGTCTATAATAAAAAGACTGGGCATATTTATCCCGGAGGAAATGCACACTCAAACTGGTGGTCTAAAAACCCAGGTAAGAATCAACATAAAAAAAGTTTAAAAAATCCTGAATATATTGAAATATTAACAGAAAGAATAAACGATCCAAAATATAAAAATTATAATTATCAAGATTTAGTTGATGAGAATATTATAACTGACAAAGAATATAGGGAGCTGAAAAAGTTGGGTATAGACGCTCAATTTGAAGGTAAACATAGTTATGTTCCTAAGAACAAAGCAAATATAGTAAGATCCGACAAAATAAAAAAAGTTCAAGGTTCTAATATCTCGATGATAGGTCAAGGTCAGACTGGAACACAGTTTAGTCACGTTTATCCTTTAATTGAATCAGCTCCTCCTGGAACTCAAACAACTTTTAAAATCGATGCCAAAATGAATAGAAAGTTAGAAGGTTTTAATGAAATTGGGCAGAAGATTGCTGAGAAACAAGAACTTTTAATTAAAAATAAACCCGAAGGTTATAAAAAACGATTAGAAATATTAAATGGTGAAGCGAAGCTAAATGTTAAAAATGCTATTCAAAAATTAGGCCCTGAATATAAAGGTCAAATTGGTTACTTTCAAGTTGATACAGAAACCGGAGTATTTAAAAATAAAGCTGGAAATTATAAAATGAGTTTTTCTGGTATTGAGGGTGAAAATAAAAAATATATAGAGATGAGTGGTGAAGAACGAAAAAATTTCGAGAGAGCAGAGTCTAAGAAACAAATTTTAAAAGATTTATCAACCCCTAAAGGAAAAACATCTTTTAAAACCCATCTTCAAAACAGTAGAAATAAAACCGCAGCAGAAGCTCAAGCTAAACTTTTTAAAAAGCTAGGGATAAATATTGATGACGTGTGTTCTAACTTAGTTGCAGGGGGTGGAAGAATTGGTTTTGCAACTAAGAAATGTGGAATGGCACTGGTTCAAAGTAATCCAGATGAATTTATAAAAATTGCTGGGGGTGAGAAGTATAAATCAATTTATCAAAAACTTTTAAAAGAAAATCCTAACAAAGTTAAAAGTGCAGCAAGAGGAATAGTTAAAAATATTAGAAAGTTAGGGATTGCTAATCCGTTTAGTTGGATTGGCGGTGAAGTTTGGTATGTAGGTTTAGATACATGGGCTTCAAGTGCTAAAGGAATTCCGTTTGGGGAAGCATTGGATAAAGCTTTCATTTTTAAAGATTTTGGAACGACACATAGTAATTTAATAGAAACAGCGAAAGAAATGGGATATTCAGATTTACAACTTGAGAATTTACAACAGACTTTAGATTTATCTGCAAATCAACAGGATATTGAAAGAAGAGAGTATAATCTTCCAGGTTTTCAAAAAGAATCTGAGAATTGGGAAAAATTAAAAGGTACAGATTTATATACAAATCTTTCAGGTGCTCAAGGAAAAATGGCGTTTGATCAATTTAAAAATGCGGAAAAACAACTAGCTTTGGCAAATAAAAAACAAGATAATTTATGGACTAACTATATGTCTAATATTTCTGAACAAACTGGAAAAGATGTAAGTCAAATAACACAGGAAGATATAAATATAGGTTTTACATCTACTTATAACGTGGCAGAAGATAAAGTAAGAAAAGAATTAATAGCTCAAGGAAAAGGGGATTATGAAGATAAAGCTAGATATGTTCATCCTTATAGTTCTGGTTTTGGTGAAGCATTTTATAATCTTTGGCCAGGAAATTGGAATATATTTAATCCTACGGCTGGTTTATTAGAATATGGTTCTCCTGAACAAGTAGCAGAAATAAACAAAAAAAGAAATTATTTAACATGGGAACAATTACAAGATCCAAATATTCCTCTACCAAAAGAAGCAATGTCAGGTCTTTATGAAAGGTCTGACGATTTAGGTTATTTATTTGAAGGAGCATCAGGAGGCAGAGCAGGTTATATGGGTGGTGGTATAACTGGAATACGTAAACCAAGTGAGATTCCACCTGAAAGACAAGGGTTGCGTTCTATATTAATCAATGGTAAAAAATCATAGGAGAATAAATGGCAGATATTGAAAAAGGTCTCCCGAATACTCGTACTCAATTAAATGTTCCTGGGCCGGAACAAGAAGTCGATATTACGGAGCAAGAACAACAACAAGGACCCGTAGAAGTAATACCAGAAGAAGATGGTGGTGCGACTATTGATTTTGATCCAAATGCCGTGAACCAAGTAGGTTCGCAATCGCACTTTGATAACTTAGCAGATATATTATCAGAAGAAATTTTAGATCCCATTGGATCAAAAATTAGATCAGATTACCAAGATTATAAATCATCAAGAAAAGATTGGGAACAATCTTATATCAATGGTTTAGATCTTTTAGGTTTTAAATACGATAATCGTAATGAACCTTTTCAAGGAGCATCAGGTGCAACTCACCCTGTATTAGCAGAAGCTGTAACTCAGTTTCAAGCATTAGCTTATAAAGAATTATTACCAGCAGATGGTCCAGTTAGAACACAAATGCTAGGTGTATCGAGTCCATTAAAAGAACAACAATCTCAAAGAGTAAAAGATTTCATGAATTATCAATTGATGGATCAGATGAAAGAATACGAACCAGAATTTGATCAAATGTTATTTCATTTACCTCTTGCAGGTTCAACATTTAAAAAAGTTTATTATGATGATTTATTAGGACGAGCTGTATCAAAATTTGTTCCCGCAGATGATCTTGTTGTACCTTATACAGCAACTTCATTAGACGATGCGGAAGCAGTCATTCATGTTATTAAAATTTCTGAAAACGATTTACGTAAACAACAAGTAAATGGTTTTTATACAGATATAGAATTAGCAAAACCTTCAGCAGCAACAGACGCGGATAAAGTTACTGACAAAGAACGTGAATTAGAAGGTGTTACTAAAACAGCACGAGCAGAAACTTTATACACATTACTTGAATGTCACGTTAATTTAGATTTAGAAGGTTTTGAAGATGTTGGTCAAGACGGTGAACCAACAGAAATAAAATTACCTTACGTCGTTACAATCGAAGAAGGTAGTCAAAAAGTTTTGTCCGTAAGACGAAACTTTGCGCCCAATGATCCACTTAAAAATAAAATCCAATATTTTGTCCATTTCAAATTTCTGCCCGGACTAGGATTTTATGGTTTTGGACTCATTCATATGATTGGCGGATTGAGCCGTACAGCAACGTCGGCTCTCCGTCAGTTGTTAGATGCTGGAACTTTATCAAACTTACCAGCCGGATTTAAACAAAGAGGTGTCAGAGTAAAAGATGACGCAACACCAATACAGCCAGGAGAATTTAAAGATGTAGATACTCCAGGTGGTAATTTAAAAGATGCATTTGTATTTTTACCTTACAAGGAACCATCACAAACTTTATTAGCTTTGATGGGAACTGTAGTTCAAGCAGGACAGAGATTCGCGTCCATTGCTGACATGCAGGTCGGTGACGGGAACCAACAAGCAGCTGTTGGTACGACTGTAGCTCTTTTAGAACGTGGTTCAAGAGTGATGTCAGCAATCCATAAACGACTATACTCGGCATTAAAGAATGAATTTAAATTATTAGCAAAAGTATTTGCTACTTATTTACCACCAGAATATCCTTACGATGTTGTTGGTGGACAAAAGAACGTTAAGGTCACAGATTTTGATGACAAAGTAGATGTACTACCTGTTGCGGATCCAAACATATTTTCAATGAGTCAAAGAATATCTTTAGCTCAAACTGGATTACAACTTGCAATGTCAAACCCACAAATACATAATTCATACATGGCATTTAGAAAAATGTATGAAGCGTTAGGTATAAAAGATATTGATAGAATTTTACCACCACCGCCACCAAAAGCACCTAAAGATCCATCATTAGAACACATAGATGCATTAGGCGGAAAACAATTTCAAGCATTTCCAGGACAAGATCACAGAGCACATGTTACTGCTCACTTAAATTTTATGTCAACTAATTTAGTTAGAAATAATCCACCGGTTATGGCTGCGATACAAAAAAATATATTAGAACATATTAGTCTGATGGCAACTGAACAGGTGCAATTAGAATATAGAGAGCAAATGGTACAACTACAACAACTTGCGCAACAAGCAGCAGTCAATCCACAAGCACAACAACAGGTGCAAGAGATGACTCAAGGCATTGAAGCAAGAAAAGCAGTATTGATTGCAGAGATGACAGGCGATTTTATGAAGGAAGAAAAAGAAATTACATCTCAATTTGATTCTGATCCTTTATTAAAACTAAAATCAAGAGAAGTTGATTTAAAAGCAATGGAGAATCAACGTAAACAGGAAGAAACAACTGCTAAACAAGAACTTGAAAGAGCAAAACTACTTCAAGCTAAGAATTTAAATGAAGAAAAGCTTGAACAAAACGAAGAATTAGCAGAATTACGTGCTGATACTTCAATTGAGAAACAAGAAATAGCAAATGAAAACAGATTAACACTTGCTAACATGAAACCAAAAGGGTAAAAGGTAAATATTATGCAAAACTATAAAAAGCCTACAATAATTAAAATGGAAGATTCTAAAAAAATTGTTGATCCAAGATCAGCAACAAGTTTTAGAGGAAAATCTTATTTAGCTGTTGGCAACAAACAAGAAGTTAAAGGTTCTGGCGCTGCTAGAAAACAAAAACCAGTAACTTGGGTTTAATATGTGGTTAGGAGCAATTAAGCTTGCTTTAAACGCTGGCACGCACATCTATAAGAAAAAACAAGAGACTAAGATGGCTATGGCTGATGCACAACATATGGCAGCCACAAAAATGGCCCGTGGAGAGACAGAATACCAGGGCAAACTTTTAGAATCGAGAGATTCAGATTATAAGGACGAGGTGGTTTTATTAATTTTAACGTTGCCAATTTTGGTGCTCGCCTATGGGGTTTGGTCAGACGATCCGGCAGCTATGGATAAGATAAAAATGTTCTTTGACCATTTCCAGGCGCTTCCAAGCTGGTTTACAAATTTATGGATACTTGTATGCGCAAGTATTTTTGGTATAAAGGGAACACAAATATTTAGAAACGGCGGAGGAAAAAAATAATGAGAAAAAGATTTAATTTAGGTGGCGGAGCAGACATGGGAAGAGATAGAAAAGTTCCTAAAGTTCCTAATATAAACAAAAAAGATTTTGATTTAGGTGTTGCAATGAAAACTTTAAAAAAAGAAAAAGGTGCACCAGTTAACCCAACACAACCGCGTGTTAAAGGACCAACAAAAGGAAATCCAGCAGGAGTGCCTTCGATTGTTAAAGGAATATTAAAACAGTCTAGAAAATTTACTAAAAAAAATCCTAAACTTGTAGATAAAATAATGAAAAAAGATTTACCAGATAGAACAAAAGAATTATTAAAAAAATTAAAAGGAAAAAAATAATGTCAGGATGGGTAAAAGCAGGTCAAGCAGGTTGGAGTGCTATTAAAGGAGTATTACCAAAAGTTAATAAAACAAAATTAGGTGAAGCTAAAAGCAAATTAAATATTGCTATACAAAAAACAAAAGGTTCTAAAGCAAAATTAAAACAAACATTGTTTGAAATAGAAAATAAAATGCCTTTAACTTTTAAAAAGAAAACAGGAAAATCTATGAAAGAATCAGATAGAAAAAAACAAATTATGAAAGACAATTCTAAAGTAATAGGTAGAATGTTTAAAAAAGCATTAGAAAGTAAAAAATAATTTCTTAAAAAATGAGTCCCGAAACAGTAATTTATAAATTACAAAGAGCGATCGAATCACAATTAAATAGTTTAACTATTGTCATCACTACTGGTGTTGACAGTATGGAAAAATATAGATATATATTAGGACAAATCAATGCATTGGAATCAGTGCGTCAGGAACTTTCTAGCCTGCTTAACTCAGAGGAGAAAAATGAAGGAACAGTCATCGATATTGGAGACCACAAACTCAAAGATAGCACTACCAAATAAAGATTTAGTTGGTGTAAAAAAATCAGAACCAAAAAAAGAAATTACAAAAGAAACAACAAAATTACCTAAACCTACTGGTTGGAGAATGCTAGTTTTACCATTTAGAATAGATGAAAAAACTAAAGGCGGAATCTTACTAGGAAATGAAACTGTAGACAGGCAACAAGTAGCCTCACAATGCGGAAGTGTTCTTGCAATGGGAGATGCGTGTTATGTGGATAAGGAGAGATATCCAAACGGTCCGTGGTGCAAGGTTGGTGATTGGGTGGTCTTTGCGCGTTATGCAGGATCACGTATAGAAATTGAGGGTGGGGAAGTTCGTCTTCTTAATGAAGATGAAGTTTTAGCAACGGTTCAGGATCCAACAGATATCCTGCACAAATATTAACATAGGAAGGAACTATGCCAGAAGAAAATAAAATAAAACATGACGAACCCATGGTAGATATAGATACTTCAGGTCCAGAAACCGAAGTTGATTTACCAGAAGAAGTAGTCAATAAAGTTGAACCAGAAAACACGGAACAGGAAACAGTAGTAGAAGAAGTAAAAGAAGAACCAGTAAAAACTGAAACAGGAAAACAGGACGAAGAATTAGAAGTTTATAGTAAAGGTGTTCAATCTCGTATTGCAAAACTTACTCGTAAGATGAGAGAAGCAGAACGTAGAGAAGCTGCAGCTGTGGAATATGCACAAGCTGTAGAACAGAAAAGACAAATTGATAATGAAAGATTTCAAAAAGTTGATTCTGATTACACTAAAAAATTTGAGGAGAATGTAAAAACTGGAATGGATTCCGCGCAAAAAGAACTTGCGACGGCAATCGAAGCTGGTGATGCAACTGCTCAAGTCGAAGCTAATAAAAGAATTGCTACACTTGCATTTGAAAATGCAAAATTGGAGCAAAGAAAAGAACAACAACCCGTTAGACAGGAACCTGTCCGACTACAAGACGGTGGTAATTTACGCCAACCCACACCACAAGATTTACCAGCTCCAGACCCTCAAGCAGAGGATTGGGCAAGTAGAAATAAATGGTTTGGGCAAGATAGAGCGATGACTTTTACAGCATTTGAGGTCCATAAAGACCTAGTTGCTGAAGGTTTTGATCCTCAATCTAGTGAATATTATGCGGAAGTAGACAAGAGAATAAAAGTTGACTTTCCCCATAAATTTGGTAATACTGAAAACATAGCAACGAACAGACCCGTTCAGTCGGTAGCTTCAGCTAATAGAAGCGTAAAATCTGGTCGCAAAACTGTGAGACTCACATCTTCACAGGTAGCAATAGCTAAAAAATTAGGTGTGCCACTCGAAGACTATGCAAAACAATTAAAACTCACGGAAGGAGCATAAGCATATGAAAAAAGAAAATGACAAAAAAGTAACTTCTCGTGCGAGCCAAACTCGGTCAAATACTGAAAGACCAAAAGAGTGGGCTCCTCCATCTTCTCTAGATGCACCGCCTGCGCCGGATGGATTCCGACACAGATGGATACGGGCAGAAAGTTTAGGATTTCACGATTCTAAAAATATTTCTGGAAGATTAAGATCTGGTTATGAGTTAGTGAGAGCTGACGAATATAAAGATACTGATTATCCCGTAGTCACTGATGGTAAATACGCAGGAGTGATTGGGGTCGGTGGCCTTTTGCTCGCAAGGGTACCTGAAGAGATCGCGCGTTCTCGAACTGAATACTTCAAAAAACAATCTGAAGGTCAGGAAGAAGCAATTGAAAACGATTTAATGAGGGAAGAGCATAAGAGTATGCCAATCAATGTTGATAGGCAGTCTCGCACAACCTTCGGTGGTACAAAGAAATAATATTTCTTAAACTATCCGATTTAAATCAACCGTGACTGGAGGTCCGCAAGGACAGGTCACATAAGGAGTAATAACATGGCTAATAGAAACAGCGCCGGTTTTGGTTTTAGACAATCTGGGACGTTAGGTAACACACCTGCGACTCAAGGTCTTTCTCAATACTGGATTGATTCTGCAGCATCAGTTGATCTTTTTAACGGCATGGCGATGAAATCGACAGGCGGTTATATGATTACTGGTGAAAGCGCCGATACCGTTACAACGATCGGTGTTCTGTACGGAATCTACTATAACGCAGCTTCTACTAATAAACCCACTTGGGCGCATTGGTATGACGCAACAATTACTCCAGCAAACAGCGAAGACACACAAGCGTTTGTTAATGATTATCCTTTCCAAAAATACACAATAGCATCGGACACTGCAGTAGCTGCAAATGTTCCTGCTGCTCACGTGAAATTTATGGAAACGTTTTCTGTTAACGCCAATACAGGCGGAAGCACGTCAACTGGAAGATCAACAACATCCCTTGAAATCGCGACAACACATGCAACTACACATTCTTGGAGATTACTAAGAAGTGCTGAAGAAACAGAAAACAGCGACTTAACTGCTGCGTACTGTTCTTTGGAAGTTGTACAAAACTTGTCCGAATTTGTCGGGTCTGGAACTTAGGAGCATAAAATGGCAATATCAAGAGCACAACTCGTTAAAGAGTTAGAGCCAGGCCTGAATGCACTATTCGGTCTGGAGTACAAAAGGTATGATAATCAGCACGCTGAGATTTATACCAACGAATCATCTGACAGAGCTTTCGAAGAGGAAGTAATGTTAAGTGGTTTCGCAAACGCAAACGTGAAAGTTGAAGGGTCTGGCGTAAATTACGATCAGTCTCAAGAAACTTACACAGCTCGTTACACACACGATACAATTGCTTTAGCATTTGCTATCACGGAAGAAGCTATCGAAGATAATCTCTACGATAGAATTTCTTCTAGATACACAAAAGCTCTAGCAAGATCTATGTCTAATGCAAAACAAGTGAAAGCAGCAGCTCCACTGAACAATGGTCTACCTACGGCAGACGGTTTTGATTCAGGGGATGGTGTTTCTTTATTTAACACTGCTCACACAACTGTGAGTGGAACTAATGTTAAAAACACTTTAACTACGCAAGCAGACTTAAATGAAACATCATTAGAGCAAGCATTGATTGACATTGCTGCATTTACTGATGAACGTGGGTTAAGAGTGGCAGCTAAAGGAGTTAAAATGATAATTCCTTCTGCTAATCAGTTCTCAGCTGAGAGATTGTTAAAATCTCAAGGTAGAACTGGTACAGCTGATAATGATATCAATGCTGTTGCATCAATGGGAATGGTTCCTCAAGGTTATAGAGTGAACAATTTCTTAACTGATTCTGACTCATGGTACATCATTACAGATTGTCCTAACGGTATGAAAATGTTCACTAGAGCACCATTGACAACTGCAATGGAAGGTGACTTTGATACTGGTAACGTTAGATACAAAGCTAGAGAAAGATACTCATTTGGAGTATCAGACTATAGAGGTATCTTTGGTTGCGAAGGTGCGTAAGCATAATTAAATTTTGTGGCCGGACATAGTTCGGCCACATTTTCTAAATAGAAAGAAAAAACCATGAAACAATTTATAGTCAAAATCTGGGCTCTCGATCATTATGCTAAATTTAATGTTTTAGCTGAAGATAATGCCATTTCTCTTGAACAATCAATCCTTGACAAGTTGGGAGAAAAGAGTATAAACTGGGAATATCTCGGAAAAAACTATAATAACGAGATAAATCGAATAACTTATGAGGAGGTTATTGATGATACAAGACCTATACAAACAAAAAAGGTCCTTGGAGTTGAAGTGGGAACAGGAGCATGTTGACCATGATAGATATACACTTAACATGGTTAGAATTGATGACAAAATTAAAGAAGTCATCACTGAAATTAAGCTTGAAGAAGCTAAAATTGCTCAAAGGCAAAATTCTATTGAAGCTGCCGCTCCACAAGTTTCTGTAGCTACTTAAGTCACAAAGCTACATCGCTGAAATCGTATATTTTTGTAAGGATCTATTGCACTCTACTAAAAAATAACATATAAAAAAATCACTATACAAAAAATAAACTTAAATGTAGACGCGTATAGTCGGCTATCCCCTAGGGACTACATTTAAATATTCTAGGAGGAATATTATGTCAAAAACAACTTTTTCAGGTCCAGTAAGATCTGAAGATACATTTAAAACAGTCAGTAAAGCGGCATCTACTGGAACGATTACTGAAGTCATCACTTTAGGTGATGGACCTGTTACATTGGGAGATGAAAATACAACTCTTACTAATGCTACACATAGTGGAAGACTAATTGTAGTTCCAGCGATCTCAGCAAATAGAACAATTACATTACCGTCACCAGTTGCTGGTGCACACTTTAAATTTATTTATGGTGGCGCTGCAGAAGAAACAGAAAACCTTATCTTTGATACAGGTGCTGATGCTAATTACTTTATTGGTGGTGTCGTTCATGATGATTCAGATGCTAATAACGTAACTATTTATGCTGATGGAAACTCTAACTCTACATTAACTCTTACAGACTTTGGTGGTATGGAGATTAATATTTTAGCTAAAGATAGTACTAACTGGCTAATTTGGGGATTCTCACAAGGTGTAGACGCACCTGCATTTGGAGATCAATAATAAATAACTTAAATTAGAGCGGGAGCTTCGGCTCCCTCTCTCTAACAGGAGGAAAAAATGGCAGACGCAGTAACAAGTCAAACTTTATCAGATGGTGATCGAACCACTGTAATGAAGTTTACAAATATATCGGATGGTTCAGGTGAAGCATCTGTAAAAAAAGTAGATGTCTCAGCTTTAACCGCGAATTCAGATGGAGACGCATGTGCAAGAGTTCATATTACACAAGTATGGTATGCAATTTCGGGAATGAGAGTCGATTTAGAATGGAATGCTTCATCTAATGTTAAAGCATTAATTTTAGGTGGTGGAGTAACTCTAGAACCTACTAATGGACATTTTGATTTTAGATCTTTCGGTGGAATTAAAAATAATGCAGGTAGTGGCATTGATGGAGATATTGATTTAACAACTTTGCATCATACCGCTAATGATGCTTACACAATTATTCTAGAATTAAGTAAATCGTACTAGGGAGGTAACTTATGGCCAATACAACTTCAGGCACAGTTACTTTTGACAAGACATTTGCTGTCGATGAAATCATTGAAGAAGCTTATGAAAGACTTGGCATACAAGCTGTTTCTGGATATCAATTAAAAACCGCAAGACGTTCTTTAAACATAATGTTTCAAGAATGGGGCAATAGAGGTGTGCACTATTGGGAAGTAGGTGATACTAATATTGATTTAATTGAAGGACAAGCTGAATATACTTTTTATAGAGCAAGTGGAGATGGAACAAGTTCAACGACAACTTCTCCTGCAAGCGTTTATGGTGTTGCTGATGTTTTGGAAGCATCTTTAAGATCAAATAGAACTGCAACTAATCAATCAGATTCAGCATTAACAAAAGTATCAAGAGCAACTTATTCCGCGTTAGCAAGTAAGTTATCTAAAGGAACACCATCAAAATTTTTTGTTCAAAGATTCGTGGACAAAACAACTATAACCGTTTACCCAACAGCAGACTCAACTAGTGCAGCTAAAGATTTACATTTTTATTATTTAAAAAGAATACAAGATGTAGATGCAACATATACAGATGCAACAGATTTACCATACAGATTCGTACCTTGTATGGTTTCAGGATTAGCTTTTTATTTAAGTCAAAAAGTAAATCCACAATTAACACAAACAATGAAGTTATTATACGAAGATGAATTAGCAAGAGCATTGGCAGAAGATGGCTCTGCAGCTAGTACATACATAACTCCTAAGAATTATTACCCGAATATATAGGAGAAAATTATGACACTAATAACTAAAGGAATGGGAGCAATAATAAAAAGTGGTTCCAAAAAAACATTAACTACATCTCAAGCACACAAAGTTTCTAAAATAAAAGAAAAACTTATAAGTAAAATTGTTAGTGGTCCTCGTAAAGCTTATAAAAAAAAATTTGGTAAAGAACCTACTTTTAAAATGAAAAACCCTATAACTGGTAAAAGTAAAACTTATATAAACCATATGACAGGTGATACAGAAATTCAACGTTTTGATAAAATTATGAAGGCTAAAGCTACAAGGAAAAGATAATGGCAACTGGAAAATACGCAAAAGCAATATCAGATAGATCGGGAATGGAATTTCCATATAAAGAAATGGTCCATGAATGGAATGGTATGTTTGTACATAAATCAGAATTTGAACCCAAACATCCACAACTTCAACCAAAAGCGCATGGTGGAGATTTTCAAGGATTAATGGATACTAGACCAGCAAGATCAGAAAACGATGTTGCACAATTATTACCCCATGATCCATTTACAACTTATGCAGCATCATCAGGTATTATAAATGTTTTTGCACCAGAACATGGTTTAACAAATGGGTCTACATATAGATTTAGAGGTGCACCAACAGTTTCAAATGGTTCTGCAGCATATGGTAATCCAGCCAGCTTTGATGGCATAGCAGGATCAAATATTGCATATGCTTCAGGTTATGCTATTACTACAGGTAAATATGTTAGCGGTAGTAGAGACACAGATAAAACAACAGATTATTTTTATTTTACAGTTAACACAAATACTGCAACAGCAGGGGAAGTTAAAGGAGGGAAGTTTCCGGTTTCAATAGGACCAGTTACTTTATCAGCATAATGGCAGGATTTACTTATTCAACACTTACAACAGCAATTCAGAATTATACTGAAGTTGGAACTTCAGTATTGTCAAGTACAATTACTGATCAATTTATAGATAATTCAGAACTTAGAATTCAAAGAGATATTCCAATTGATGCAGATCGAAAAGAAATGCTTGGAAATTTAACAGCTTCAAAAGACAATGTTTATGCTCCTGCGGGAACTTTATTTATTAGAGGACTTCAAGTTTATACTTCAACAACGGCTGCAACTGGAGCTAATAGTTGGCTTGAAAAAAAAGATATTAGTTATTTAAGAGAATATGATGCAGCTGAAACAACTACTGGCACACCAAAATATTATGCTATGTCAGGAGGAGCAGATGGAACGGGAGCAACTTCTTCAGGAAGAATTACAATTGTACCAACACCTTCTTCAGCTTTTATGTACAAAATTCATTACAACGCTAGACCAACAGGATTGAGTTCAGCAAATACAACAAGTTATTTAAGTCTTAATTTTGGCAATGGACTTTTATATGCATGTCTGGTAGAGGCATTTAGTTATTTAAAAGGCCCGATGGATATGTTACAATTATACGAACAAAAATATCAAACCGAAGTACAAAAATTCGGTGGAGAACAAATAGGTAGAAGAAGACGAGACGATTATACGGACGGCGAACCACGTATACCCGTTCAGTCTCCGACACCGTAAGGATTAAATTATGGCAACACTAACAACAACTATCAAAGAAGCAATCACTCTTAACAACATAGATTATGGATCGGAAAGATCTTTAGATATTTCTAGTGTTAATGAAGTTGTAAAAAGAGTTGTAACCGCATCAACAACAGAATCTGGATTAATAGGATTTTTATCAGCACTAAGTAGCGTTGGCGTAACCGCTAATAAAGTTGGTTATATTGCAGGAATGTTTGATGATGGTGATGTTAGATATATTAGAATTACAAATTTAGATTCATCAAATCATATTATGTTAACTTTTAGAGATGAAGATAACACAGAATTTAGAATGAAGGTTGACGCTGGTCACTCGTTTATTTATCCAGGTGATAATAGTGGTGGACTTGTTGATACGATGAAAGCATCGGGATCAGCTTTAGCATCAGGTCTTTCCGACTTAGTAGATATTACAGTAGACACAGATACAGCATCTTGTGATGTTGAGGTGTTTGTAGGGAGCGCTTAATGGCATCAACCTATACGGATATTGGAACAGAGTTAATGACCACTGGCGAGAACGCCGGTAACTGGGGAACAAAAACAAATACCAATATACAAATTATAGAAGAAGCAGTTCGTGGTTATGTTGCACAATCCATTGCTGGGGGTGCTGATACAACAGCTTTAACATATACCGATGGTTCAACAGGTGATGCTGCTCGAAACATGGTTATTGCTTTAACTGGAACTATCACTGGAAACCAAGTTGTAACAGTCACAGCAAAAGAAAAAGTTTGGATTGTAGATAATCAAACATCAGGTGCTTACACTGTTCAGTTTATGGTTTCAGGTCAAACTGGTGTTACTTGGGGAACTTCTGATAAAGGAACAAAAATTTTATATTGTAACGGTACCGATGTTATTGACACAGGAATTACATCTGCTGGAGCATTTGATTTAGATGGTAACGAATTAATTTTAGATGCTGATGCTGATACAAGTATTACAGCAGATACAGATGATCAAATAGATTTTAGAATAGCAGGCGCTGATGATTTTACAATGACAGCGAATGCTTTCAATGTATTGACCGGATCTCATGCAACTTTTGCTGATAGTGCTAATGCCAAGTTTGGTACTGGCAATGATATGTTGGTTTATCACGATGGTACAAATTCTTATATTACAAATTCACAAGGTGCTTTAAAAGTTGCAACGGAGACTTCGGGTATTGCAGTTACAATTGGACATACAACTTCAGAAACAACAATAGCTGATAATCTTACAGTAACAGGAACTTTAACAGGTACTTTAGCTACTGCTGCACAAGGCAGTGTAACAAGCTTAGGTACGCTTACAACTTTAACCGTTGATAATGTTATTACTAACGGTGCTACAATTGGACATACAAGTGATATAGATCTAATGACTTTAGCTGATGGTGTGTTAACAGTAGCTGGAGAATTAGATGCTACAACTTTAGACATATCAGGCAATGCAGATATAGATGGAACTACAAATTTAGACGCTGTCGATATTGATGGTGCAGTTCAATTAGATGCAACATTAACTATCGGTGCAAATGATCAAGGATACGATGTTATACTTTACGGAGATACAGCAAGTGCAAACGTTACTTGGGACACTTCAGCAGATGATTTAATATTTAATGGTGGAGCAGGTTTAATTGTACCTGATGGACAACTTACTTTAGGAAGTACGGCTGTTTCTTCAACAGCAGCAGAATTAAATTTATTAGATACAGCTTCGGCAAATAGTGTTGTTAATAGTAAGGCAGTTATTTATGGTTCTTCTGGAGAACTAGCAGGAACTTTATCAACAGCGGCACAAACAAGTGTAACTTCATTAGGAACATTAACAGCATTAACAGTAGATGATGTTGCTGTAGATGGCAAAGTAGTTACTATGACTGGTTCAGCTAGTGATACAGCAGTATTTACAGCAGGAACGAATGGAACATTAAGTATAGTAACAACGGATGCAGCAGCGGCAGCAGCCAATATTCAAATAACCGCAGATGGCACAGTAGACATTGATTCAGCAGGTGTATTAACTTTAGATTCAGGAGCAGCAATAAATATTGAACCTGCTGCTGGTTCAGCAATTTTATTAGATGGTACAATAAGTGTAGACGCAGGAGTAGTTACAGGAGCAACTTCAATTACATCTACTGCTTTTGTAGGTGCTTTGACAGGAAATGTTACAGGTAATGCAAGTGGTACAGCCGCTACAGTAACGACTGCGGCACAATCAAATATCACATCATTAGGAACTCTAACAACTTTAACAGTTGATAATGTAATTATTAACGGAACAACAATTGGACACACTAGTGATACAGATGCTATATCAATTGCTTCAGATGGTGTAGTAACATTTAGTCAAAACCCTGTATTTCCTGATGGAGGTATAGCTGTAGCAGACTTAGATATTGATGGAGCAACTGATATAGGAGAAGCTATTGTGGATGCTGACTTATTTATAATAGACAATGGAGCAGGTGGAACTAATAGAAAAACAGCAGCTTCAAGATTAGTAACATACATAGACGCAAATTCGAGTGCCGCATCAGTAGGAAAAGCTATTGCAATGGCGATCGTATTCGGGTAAAAGGAGACAATTATGGCAACACCAAATATAGTAAACGTAGCAACAATTAATGCTAAAAATGCAACAGGAGCAGTGACTACTTCAAGAGCATCAGCTGTTGATGTAGCTGCAGACAAAGTAGCAAAAATAAATACAATACTTATTGCTAACATTGATGGAACAAATGCAGCAGATATAACAATAGAAGTTAGTGTAGATAATGGTTCTAACTATGTTGCTATTGGTAGCACAATTTCTGTTCCAGCAGATGCAACATTAAGTTTTTTAGAAAACCCAATCTATTTAGATGAAACAGATATATTAGCAGTTACAGCAAGTGCTAATAGTGATTTAACTTATTTTGTTTCATACGAAGAATTAGACGACGCGTAGGAGGTAATTAGCTATGGCAAATGGCGGAATTATTGGACCTATAAAAGTAGTATGTTCACCACAAACTGTGGTGAGAACTTTTACTTCCACAACAACATATAAAAGAACTAACTGTACTGCTACAACTGCACCAGAAATTTTGGTAGTTGGCGGAGGTGGTGCAGGAGGAGCTGGTGGAGGCGGAGGTGGTGCTGGAGGGTATCGTACTGCTACATGTGTTTCTTTAGCACCTATTGATGGTAGTACTTTAACAATTGGAGCTGGAGGTGCAGGATCACCTGGAGCTTCTGGTGCTAATGGTGGTAATACAGTTTTTGGATGTATAACATCAGCTGGTGGTGGTGGCGGAAGAGGTGATGGTGGTGGAGTAGGTTTAGCTGGAGGTTCTGGCGGTGGCGGAAGATGGAGTAGTGGTTCTCCAGTTCCAGAAAATATGAATCCTGGAGGAGCTGGTAATACACCTCCTGTAT